GTAGCTGCATATACCTCAAAAGACAATTTCCCGACAACTGGAGACCATAAGACTTTATATATAGATAGTCAAACTAAGAGATTATATCATTGGAATGGCTCTTATGTCGCAATAAAAGGTGGAGAGAAAGCTTCTACATCGAGCGAGGGTATTGTTCAACTTTCTAGCTCGGTAACTAGCACTTCAGAGGAGTTTGCGGCTACATCTANGTTTTCCTACTACGGGAGACCATAAGACTTTATATATAGATAATCAAACTAAGAGATTATATCATTGGAATGGTTCTTATGTCGCAATAAAAGGCGGTGAGAAAGCTTCTACATCAAATGAGGGTATTGTCCAACTTTCTAGCTCAATAACTAGCACATCAGAGGAGTTTGCGGCTACATCTAAGGCTGTAAATCTAGCTTATAAAGAAGCGGAGCAAGCTTTAAATGCCGCTAATAGTAAATGGACTGCTGTGCAAGCATCTACTACTCAGGAAGGAATAGTTAGATTAAATGATACCGTAACAAGTGATAGTGCTACAGAGGCTGCAACAGCTAGAGCTGTTAAGCAAGCATATTTTACTGCTTTTAGTGCTTCGCAGACTGCAAATATTAAATGGACTGCTGTTAATGCAACTGAAAATACTGCTGGTATAGTTAAAATATCGGATAGATTAGATTTAACAGATGGTTCTGTAGCCGCTAGTTCTACGGCAATATCTGAGGTTATGGCTACGATTAGAAGGGTAGAGAGGTCTGCTACAAATCCTACTACACTAGGTGGTAAATCTGCAAATACAGAAAATGTAAGGGATACATTAGTATTAAGGGATGATAGAGGGAATATAAAAGCAGGTATAGGGAATTTCTCGTCTTTAATAGTTGATGATATTACAAACAATAATTCTAATATTCTCGTTACAAATAGTAATAGTGTAAAAATATTATTTTCTGTTAATCGAGATGGTAGAATTTTAGCTTCTAATCCTGACGCTTTTAAAAATTTGATAGGATTAAATAACAAATATGATAGAACCACAAGAAATTCGTGTAAAGTTCATAGCTTAAATACTGATAATGGGACTGTTTCATTAACAATAGCAGATAATTATGTAATTAATATGCAAGGTGATGGAGTTTTAACACTTAATAATGTTGAGTATGGACAAAGTGGAATTCTTGTAGTTATTAATGCTCATAGAATAACAGGGTTTGCAGCTGATTTAAAATTTAGAAGCATACCCACTGCTTTACAATCTATAGAGATATTCTCTTATTTTAAATATTCTGTAAATGCCATAGCGATGGGACGTGCATAATGAATACTTCGTTTATGATAGGTTGTCATTCAAAAAATAGTTATTATAAGGGTCAAGTTATTTATAATAACCCTGCTAATAACGAAAAAAGTTTTATCATATGTGAATGGGATAACTCATTAGCTAATAAATACTTAGACATTTATAGTAAGAAATATAATATTACATACGTTCTTAGAGTAAATGATGCTGGAGAAGTTACCCATACTATATACGATAAAGGGATTAAGGTTGCAAATATTACTCTTAGTGTAGTTTCAGGTTATTTAATATGCAATAATGTGTGGCAGATATCTAATCCTTATAATGCGACTTCCGAAGATGGCTCATTGCAAATAACTAAAATAACAATAGACTATAACTAGGTTTATAACAATAGTATAGGAGAATAAAAATGACAAAATTATACAATTTAAAAACTAAGTCGGTAGAGTATATAGATGTTATAACTCTACCTAACGGAGATAATATGTATCCTGAAGCTCTTAAAGATGAGTATTTAGTATCTTTAGGATATAAGCGGGTTATAGAAGTTGAGGCTAAAGGCCTCCCATCAGAGATTGAATATATTGCGAAAGAATATACAGAGGCTCCAACAAATTATACAATTAATAATGTAATTAAGCCTAAGACTTTGCAGATGATAGAAAAAGATTTTAAGGATTATGTGCAAATTATATTAGATAGTAAAGCTAAAGAAAAAGGCTATGATAATATAGTTTCAGCTTGCAGTTACGGTGGATATGATAATGAGTTTAGACAAGAGGGCGAATTATTTGGTAAATGGCGTGCCCACGTCTGGCAATGGGGCTTTAAAATGCTTGCTGATATACAATCAGGTAAAAGAGAAATGCCTAAATCATTTGCAGAAGCCGTAGCTGATATGCCTCAATTAGATTAAAGGATAGCTTATGTGGAGTAAAGTATTAGGTTTTCTAGCTAATAGCAAAACTATAATAGTTATAATCTCGCTAGTAGCTGGGGCTTTGGTAACTCTTTTAGTTACTCAATATATAGAGATTAAATCTCTACAATCTAGCCTAGATAAAGCTAGTGAGAGGGTTCTAGTAGCTAAATTACAAGCAGAAGTATCTAAAAATAATTTAGATGGTTGTCGCACTTCATTAAATGAGCAGAATAAAGCCTTAGAACAAACTAAGGTCGATTTAGCAGAAGTGTATAAGAAAAAAGAAATAGTTAAAACCCATATAGAATACATAAAGGTGCCAACACGTAATGCCGAGTGCGAAGCTAAGCTAAAATATTATGAAAATTTATATAAAGGACTTAGCAATGAAAGATAACATATTAAAGCTACAAGAAAAGGAGAAAGAGCTTAGATGTATGCTATTTATTATGTGCCTAACACTTATAACGTTCTTAGGTGGGTGTGCGACTAAGCCCGAAGTAGTAACTAAGGTGGAATATCAAGAAAAGATTATCCCAGTAAGATGTAATGTAACAATTCCAGAGAAGCCCGTTTATGACCCCTCTGACTTGGACACGGCTAAAGGATTAACTTTGTATTATTCAAGTATAGAGGTCTTATTGAAAGGGTGTGTATATGGAGTGGTTAAATAGCTTAGATGAGTATCTTGGCAAGTATAAATGGGTGTTGGCTATCGGGTTTATTGGGGGCTTACTTAATGTAGGCTCTCGACCTGATAAAGGCTTAGGACGTAAAGTAATAGATTTATTACTTGGTATAGCTAGCTCTGTATTTTTCGGGTGGATTAGCTACGAAGTAATATTATTTATTTGGAAAGAGAACGGAGTAGCTTTAGCAGGTTGTGGATTTTTCGCTTGGAAAGGTGCTACCTGGTTTGGTGAGAAAGTTGATAAATGGGTCGATGCTAAAATCGAAGCTGAAAAACATAAAGGAGATTTCGGTGGCTTTACAAACGATGACAGAACCCTCTAATGCTGAAATATTAGAGCTTCTTAAAGATAAAAGAACTAAGTGCATAGTTTATACAAGGGTGATGGGGTATCATCGCCCTGTAGAAGGCTTTAATTTAGGTAAAAAGGGTGAGCATAAAGAGCGTGTAAAATTTGTAGAAAGGGATATAAAATGTTGCTAAGAATAGATAGGTTTAAGGATATTAATGACGGAACTATAGGTAAATTTTATATAGTTGATAATGACGGCGAAAAACTTATGAGTGGATTTACTCTTGAGCCTGCAGGCCCTGATACAACTACACCTAACAAAGATAGACGCATACCAGCAGGTAAGTATTACTTAGATTGGCACGTTGGAGCTAAATATAAAACACCACATCCTATAGTATTTAATGAGCAGGTATCTAAAAGTAGAGCAATACTTATACATAAAGGCAACTATCCTCAAGATACAGAAGGTTGCATACTTATGGGAGATAGCTATGATACTAAAGGCGTATATAACAGCGTTAAAACATTAGCTAGAGTATTTGAGTTACTTAGAGGTAATAAAGTATCTGTAGAAATTAACAATCTGATGGATTAAAATATGGCTAATGGTAGAAGTCCTGGACGACGTTCTGGAACAGGAGGTTTTAGCGGTTCTGGTAGAAGTAGGGGAGGTAAAGCCAATAGAGGTGGCGGTGATGGTAAAAACCACTCTAAAGGAAGTATAAACTCTGGAGCTCTTGGAGGAGCTCTTGGAGCTCTTGGAGCTGCTCTTGGAGCTGCTTTTGGAGGTAATACTAGAGGTAATACTGGAGGTCTAAGTGATAGATTTAAAACTGTCGGTCCTAGTGTAGGCTATGTAGGTCCTGCAGGCTATGTAGATATGGGCAGCCTAGGTAGTAGATATTCTAGTCCCGATAAATGGTCAAACAACAGATATGCATTTGCTGGAAATCCTGCCTTATCTATGCAATATACTCCAAGGACAGGTGAATGGTCCATAGTTAATAATGTAACTGGTAGAACACTAGGTAAAATGGAAAGGCAGTGGGACGGGTCTTATGAAGCAACTGGTGTTTTTGAGCAAATGGCTAAAGGTTCTCCAGCCACTTTTGGTGTAGGAGAAACATTTAATAGCTATGCTATAAATGATAAAGGCCAGCTAGATTATAGTAAAGTTGTAGAAAAATTTACCACTCGTAAAAGCACAGTCCCTGGCTATGATTATACTACTATAACCGAAACAAAAGAATGGTATGGAACTAAAATAGAAAAAGCACATTATAATCTTGGTATGGGTAATGTTAATAGGGTCGATACTACCCGTGATACTTTTCTAGGTAAATTCACCACTGATTGGCACACAATGAATACTAGAAAAGGCCCTGTAGAAGTAGGCTTTGCTACTGAGATGGCTATAGATGCTTTCGAGGCGTTTAACGCTGATTATAAAACTATAAACAGCGTAGCTAAGGTTGCTAGTTTTATATCAACAGTAGCCAGTATAGCTTTGTCAGCTTTAAACCTAGTATCTGTAGCACCATTTGCTTTAAGAAACCTGCAAGCTTTTAGTGTAGCACTTAGTAGTTTAAATAATATAGCTGAAGGGTTAGGAACTTTAGCAGATATGTTTGGCGGTAATTTGTCGATAGGTTATACTGAGCGTAGTTTAACTGGTGGCTCTAGTTTAACATCACATATGTTTAATGGCTCTAGCGAACTAATAGGAGTAACTAGAGAGAATTTGCCTGGTCTATATTTAACTAGCCCATTGCACGGAGAATATAACTTTGCTAATACAGCAGAAGCTTTAATGCCTGTTAAAGATTATAGTATATTTAACAGGAATGAATTTTTAAAACCAAATATACAACCAATGAAAGGAACAACAATGGCTCAAGTCGATATGCCGGTAACCTTAACCGGTATGAATAACGTAAGAGAAGGACATTTATTAAGCACCGATGAGGCTCAATATTTGAGAAATGTATCTACTATAACAGGGACTATAAAAAGCTCGAATAAGCACGGAACTCCTAAAAACTTAGGAGATAATTACGATGCTGTTTATCTATATGATGACGATGGATATGTAGGAGGTATTAAATACCAATTAAGAGATGGTGTTAGTTTTGCCAGTGTAGCTAACCAAACGTTTGCTTTAGTTTCTGGTGGGCTATATAGAGTTAATACTAAGAAATCTGGGATTAATGCTATAGAAAATGTTACAGAATTGCCTGTTATTAGCTCCGGTAGTGTATCTATTAGAATAAGAAATGGTATAGCTGATAGTTTATTGGAGCAAATACAAACTATGATACAGAATATTAAAGTCGTAGCTCCTGTTGAGAAGGTTAATGAAAAAGAACCTAAGGACGGAACTATCCCTAAATATGTTAATATAGCCGCTACTATTACAACCGAAAATTATAGTGATGGTATAAAAGAACATCTTAAAGATGGTAAAAGATTTTTCCATTTAAAAGGCACTACGGCAGCAAATAATGGTGATAGAATAGCTATTATACTTGGCGGGTCTATAACTTATGGAGTAGCTGCTGATAAATTATGGGAAATAGATATAGATTTACTAGATGCTTTCGGGTCTGTATTAAACGTAAATAATAACGGAACTGATGAAATTTATTATGCTGTAACTGCATATGATAAAGCTACTGGAATGGAGAGCTTGCCAGTAAAATCTAACTCTTGCTTTAACTTTAGTAAATTAATACATTTATACGTAGAGAACCCTAACGAAAAATACAGCCTTAAAATATACCGCAAAGATATATCTAGTTCGATGTATAAGTTTATAAGCTTACAATCATATAAAGGCAATAACGTATTTATAGATAACCTAGCAGATATACCAAGTCCGCAATTCTTAGATTTTACAGAAATTAAAGAAGTTACTGGGTTAAAAGGGTTAGTTGAGCATAAAGCGACTTTATTCGCTTACAAAGGTAGTTATGTTTATTTCAGTAAGCCAGGACGTCCTAACATATGGAATGAACTCCAGTGTGTTACGGTTAATGAGCAAATTACTGGACTAGCCAGCTCACCACTAGGTCTTATGATATTTACTAAATATAGCACTTATTTATTAGGCGGCACTGATAGCGTTAGCTATACAATTTCTAACTTATCTAAATCTATAGGGTGTTCTGATACGAACTCAATAGCTAATATAAAAAATGCGGTTGTGTGGATATCAGATGGTGATGTTATGTTATCTATAGGTTCTACTATAAATAACTTAACAAAGGGTAGATATTCATTTGTAAATCCTGGGGAGACTTTAAAGATAATTAATGCTATAGTAGTAGGGGATATTTATTACGTATTTACAGACACTAAGGTTGTTAAAATGGATTTTGGTCTAAACCATCCAGTTATAACTGAAATGGATATTACTAATTCATTCGGGGCTATAAGGGACAACCAACTATATTTTGTAAATAATTCGCAGTTGTATAAAGCCTACGATAGCCTAGAATATGGCACTATGTTAGTTAAAACGGTTAAATTTATAGGAACATCTATGGATATATTAAAGGAATTTAACTACGTTAATATCGTATTAAAAGGTAATTTAAACGTAAAAGTATTCATTGATGATACATTAGTTACCGAGCAATCTTATAATGTCCAAAAACCTACCGTAGCTAATATAGGTATCCCAGTAGATTTCAATGAAGGGTTGTATATCCATCTGGAAATTAGCGGGGAGGGTCAGATATATAGTTATAGATATATCTTTGATAACCGTAACTTAAGATAACTTTAAAGTATCTTATGCTATAATACAATTAAACTAAAATAATGGAGGCTTAAAAATATGAGCTGGCTTAATTATATAGGAGCAGGTATCGGTTTAGCCCAGGCTGGAGCCGCTATTTACGGTGCCCATAAAGCTAATAAGCTTGGTAAGCAACAGCTAGAAATGGCTAGAGACCAGCAACAAGCAGCAGCCCAGCGTGACGCTGAACGTAGGGCTATTTACGGAGATTTGGAGCAAAACTTAGCTAACTATTACACAAACTTAACACCTGAGCAAAGAACTAACCGCAACCTAGATAGGTATGACAAGCAGTTTAAAATGGCACAGGATAAAGTCCAGCAAAACATAGCCCAACGTGGGTTAATGGGCTCAGGTATTGAGCAAGAAACACTAGCTCAAATGGAGCAAAATGCTATAAACGATAGGTTGAATATAGCAGAACAAGCCGAGCAGTCAGTGCGTAATGAGCAGATGGGCTTCTTAGGTTATGCTTCAGGTCAAGGTAAT